TAGCAATCACCGTGAATTCGTAAAGTCGGAGGCGAAACACAAATGGTCTATTCGTTCTTGGACGTTCAGGTTTCCATCGTCGGGCCGGGGGGCTCTTTCGCCCTAGGTTCTGGCGCTGCCCCTGCCAAAGAGGGCATCTCCGTCGAATTCACCGAAGATAAGAACCGCATGGTGATCGGTGCAGACGGCAGCGTCATGCACAGCCTAATTGCCAGCAAGGCCGGTCGTGTCACGGTTAGATTGCTCAAGACGTCACCGGTCAATAACGCACTCGATTTGCTCTACAACTTTCAGACCAGCTCTGGTTTGTTCCATGGCCAAAACCTGATCGTCGTCACCAATCCTGTGACCGGCGATGAATATACCTGCCGCCAGGTCGCCTTTTCGAAGTTCCCGAAGAACGATTACGCCGAAGAGGCGGGCCTGCTGGAGTGGACCTTCGATGCCGGCATCGTCGATTCGATTCTCGGTGTCGGTATCGCGCAACTCGCGGCATAGGTAAACCATGAAAACGGTCACCGTAGACGGACAGCAGTATTCCATCGCCAAGCTTGACGCGATGAAGCAATTCCAGGTCGTGCGGCGGCTTACGCCCATCGCCGCGGCTTTGTTCAAATCGGTGAAAATGGACGGCGAAGCCAATGCGGCGAACCTTGAAGAGACAGGCCGCAATATGCTCACGGACTTCCTTTCGAATGCCGGCCCATTCGCTGACGCGCTTGCTGGCATGACCGACGAGCAGGTCGAGAACATCGTCTATCCCTGCATGGCTGTGGTGAAGCGTCAGCAGGGGCCAGCGTGGGCTGACATCAAAGTGCCCGGCCAGAATAAACTGATGTTTGCCGATATCGATGGCATTACGCTCGTGAAATTGACGGTTGAAGTCCTGCGAGACAACCTTTCAAATTTTTTTTCTGGGCTTCAAATTGCGCCACCCGAGTCCACGTCTCCACGGGCGTAAACGTTCCCCTCATATCGATGGTGAGCGGAGAGGATTGGCTTTTGCGGCCGGTACTGGCGGGCATGTGCCGCTACGAAAGCCTCAAAGACGGGACTCTCGATCTGGAGGACGTCGCGCGCATGAACGACTGCCTTGAGGTTCAGGACGCGAACCAAGCCAGGATCGCACGTAGCCTAGCGAAGGAGAAATAATGGCCAACCGGCAGGTCCTTCGCGAATATCTCGTTAAGCTCGGTTGGGACGTCGACGAGCAGGGCTTCAAAACCTTCCAGTCCAAATTCGAAGGCACGATCAAGCAACTTACCCAATTGGGTAAAGTCGCCGCCGTCGCCGGCGTGGCACTCTCAACCGCTGTAATCAAAGCCGCTTCTGACATCGAAAAGCTCTATTTCTCGGCCGAGCGTGCCGGTACTTCCGTATCGCAGCTCATGGCCATACGCTTTGGCGCCGAACAAATTGGCGTAGGGGCCGACAATGCCGCGGCCATGATTGAGCGCATGGGATCCGCGCTACGCTCGAATCCAGGCCTGCAGGTATTCTTCCAGCAACTAGGACTTACCGAAGTTTCCGATAACACGAAGAACTTCATCAACCTCGTTACCAAGTTGCGCGACCTGAGCGAGCGCGGCGGGATGAGTCATGCCATCGCCTCACAGATCGCCGCGCAGTTCGGTATCGACGAGCCGACGCTCTTGATGCTGGAGAAGAACCTGCCTGATCTAATTCGCGCGCAGCAGCAAGCCCAAAGCCTGGCGGGAAGGGCTGGTCTGAATCTCGACGAGCAGGGACCTCGATTCCATCAATTCATGGAGGACGTCCGCACGCTCTGGCAGTCGATCGAGCTGTTGGCCGATGCGTCCGGAGTCAAACTCCTGCCGGCCGCTGAAGGCGTAGTGCACTTCCTTCAGAATGCCGTCAACTGGATGCTGGACCTCAACCAGGAAACCGATGGTTGGTCCACGGCGCTTGGCGGGATCCTCGTGACCCTCGGCGGCGTGAAAGCCGCCTTCGCAGGAATCCGCGCCATTGGCGGCTTATTCGGCGCCGGTGCGGGAGTCGCCGAAGCCGGTGAAGCTGTGGGCGCGGCCGGTGCCGGCGCTATCGGCATATCGTTTCTAGGACCGATCATCGCTATTGTCGTCGCCGCGGTCGCAGCCTATTTCTTGCTGCACAACGAAAAGGTGAAGCAGGTTGTCCAGAAAACGTCTGAAGGGATCACCGGCGCCGTCGCGAAGTTCGAGGGTTTTGCAGGGAAGGCGTATCGAGACATAGCAGGGAATCTGACGATCGGTTACGGGCACATGGTTCGCCCGGGCGAAAACTTCTCTGGCGGCGTGACGCAAGCGGGAGCTCTCAAGCTTCTCGCTCAAGACATGGCCAATGCCCAGGCCGCAGTACTGCGCATGGTCAAGGTGGCGCTCAACCCCAATCAGTTGGCCGCACTAACCGACTTCGCTTTCAATCTCGGCTCCGGAACGCTCGCCCGCTCGACGCTGCTATCCAAACTCAATTCCGGTGACTATGCCGGCGCCGCGGCGCAGTTCGGGCGCTTCAATGAGTACAAAACGGGCTCTGGTTATGCGGTAAGCGCAGGACTGACAGCCAGGCGCGATTGGGAACGAGACACGTTTAATAAGCCAGTCAGTATGCAGCAGACCACCAACATTCACGTGAACACTTCGGGAGATGCCGATGATATCGGCAAGGCCGTGGGCGATGAACAGTCACGCGTGAACGGCGACATGCTCAGGAATCTTTCGGGGATCACGCAATGAGTTCGTCCTTAGTGGCGTTTGCGGCTAATCCACTTCCGATCCCTTCGCTCGTAGTGATCAAGCCGCTTCGCAATATCATCGGCACGAGTACTGCGGGATCGTCGGCGGGCACGACTCAGCCAAATGGAACGATTTCCGCCAACGTGCAGACTCAGACGACGGAGATTGTCGCCGATGCAGTCGTGCGGGAGCGCCACGAAGACGAGCTGGTGATTACCGAGAATCCCGTCGAAACCGGCTCTGTCGTTGCCGACAATGCCTACAAGCTTCCCGCCAAGCTCGAATTGACGTACGGCTGGTCGATCGGCAGCAGCGAAAACGCGACCGGCGACCCGCAATTCCTGAACAATCTGTACCAGCAGATGCTCGGCCTTCAGGTCAACCGAATCCTCTGCACGGTCAATACGGGCAAGCGGGTGTACAACAATATGCTGGTGCAGCGTATCCTCGCGCAGTCCGATCAGGATAATGAGAACGTGCTGATACTGGAAATCGCCATGCAGGAAATCATTATGGCTTCGACGCAGATCGTCTCAACGTCGTTGCCAACCGACCCGACCGCACACCTGTTTCCCGATCAGACCTTGCCGACCGTGCCGCGCGGGACGGTAAGCTTGCAGCCAGCACCGAACTTCAACGTGACGCCATGAGCACAACTCCATTCCTCATTCCGTTGACCGCCGCGCCGCAAAGCATCTCCATTACGCTTGCTGGGGTTGAGTACCAGATTAACGTCTGGTGGAACAATGTCAGCCAAAACTGGATGCTGGACATTTCCGACATCAACGGCGATCCAATTGTGACCGGCATTCCGATGGTTACGGGGCGTGACCTGTTGGAGCCTTATGCTTATCTCGGCTTCGGTGGCCAGCTCATCGCTCAAACCACGAACGATACTGATGCCGTGCCTACGTTTGTGAATTTGGGCGACCAAGGCAATTTGTACTTCGTGCTTGTAGACGATTAAATGGCGACTTCCAGCCTACAGTTCGGCCGCTCCATATCGCTGCTTTTGAATAACGGCAGCGACGTGCTGGACTTGTCCAACCTGCGAATCCGCTTTCAGATTTCCGCGAGTGACGTGGAAACGCCGAATACGGCCATCATTCGCGTGTACAACTTGCGCGACGAAACGACCCAGTTTGCGGTCCAGGAATTCTCTCAGGTGAAGCTTTCGGCTGGCTACGGCGAGAACATCGATCAGATTTTCTCGGGCACGGTAAAGCAGTTCCGCCGCGGCAAAGAGCGCAACGTCGATAAGTACCTGGACATCTTTGCCGCAGATGGGGACGTGAATTACAACTTCGGACTCTCCAATTCAAGCATCTCGGCCAATAGCACACCGGAACAGCGCGTGAACAAGATCGCTCAGGACATGGGCGTATCGGTGGGCCAGATTCCCACGCTGCAATCGGGCGGTATTCTCCCGCGCGGGAAAGTGATGTTCGGGCTTTCACGCATCTTCATGCGCCAAATCGCCAATTCCAATCAGATGCGCTGGTCGATCCAAAATGGACAACTGACCCTGATTCCACTCACTGGCTATCTACCTGGCGAGGCCGTTGTCGTGAACAGCGCGACTGGGATGATCGGCATTCCAGAAGCTACCGATCAAGGAATTACGGTCACGATGCTCCTGAATCCCAAGGTGCGCATCGGCCAGCAATTGCAGATCAATAACGCAGACATCGCGCAGACCACGATCAAGGAGCAGTTCTTCCCCGGCTACACCGATTTCAATTTCGTGGCGACGGTGGATAGCTCGACGGACGGGATTTATCGCGTGATTGTGGCTGAGCACAGCGGCGATACGCGCGACACGGAATGGTTCACGAAAGCGATTTGCCTACTGATTGATCAGTCGTCGGCTCCGGAGGCTGCGGTTGCGCCGTTTGGGTGACGGTTGGATTGATCTGTTTTCTACAGGTATTGCAAACCACGTAAAGGTTATCGCCGCTCGGACTTACGTGACGCGCATATCGCTCGACATCTTTGACAGCGGCCATGTCGAACGCGGTGCATGCGCGAGCGGTGCGGCACTCGCAGAAACCGTCATCGAAAACAACATCCTGAATCCTGAGCTTCACGACGGGTT